AGATTGATGGCGTGCTGTACCACCACGGTGAAACCGCTAACGGTGTCAACGGTTTCCGTAACGACGCAAAGCAGCGCATGCAATGCACCGTGTCAGGCCACAACCACAGCAACCTTGGCGTTAGCTACACGGCTAGCGACAGGGAGCTGGTATGGGGCATGGCGGTAGGCTGCGGCGTCAACCAGAAGCACCTCGCCTTTGCCTATGGGCGACACTTCAAGCTAAAGCCCATCATCGGCTGCGGCGTGGTCATTGACGGCATACCTTACGCTGAGCCTATGGACCTTGGCTCTAAGATTCGGAGGGTGTAGCATGCCGCTGCAAGACGACCCGTTCTTTGAGCGTATCTTGGAACACTGCGACGCTTGGGAGATCATTGAGCTTTGCAACGTAACGACGGAGGAGCTAGTGGACCTGCTACGGGGACACATCTTGGATAACCGGGAGCGCTTCAATAATCACATAGAGCTATGGGAAGACTGGACATGAAAGTAGTTAAGGGAGACTTCAAGAAGAACGGCAAAGAGCGGCATAAAGTTGTCGATATGCTTCAGTCACTGCGTGATGCGCTTGGCACCTTTGAAGACGACAACCCTGACGTAGCGGTGGAGAGCGCTTGCGTTATCTTTATCGAAGGCAGGGAGTTTGTGCTAGCTTCTAACGGCCAACACCCCGACACCGTTAACATGCTGCTTGATATGGGTAAATTCAACTTGCTTATGGGAGGTATAGAGAGTGAAGAAAGCTATGACGGCCCCGTCCACTGAAGCTAGTAAGCGCCAGGAAGGCGGCGACCACTACCGCCTAGCTATTCAACCCATCGACTTTATCTACCAGAACGGGCTGGGCTTTATCGAAGGCAACGTGGTTAAGTACGTGACACGCCATGAACAGAAGGGCGGCAAGGAAGACTTGCTCAAAGCCATTCACTACTTGGAGCTGCTGATTGAAAGGAAGTATGGGCCATGAAGAGCTATCTGCACCGCGTCTTCCACGCCTTGTCTGTCCTCGCTAACGTAGTGTTCCTGAACGGGCTGCCGTATGAGTCCGTATCAGGACGCTGCCACCGTGAGGGCTGGGAGCGGGCCGAAGAGGCACTGGATGACCTGTTCTGGTTCGACAAAAACCACTGCTACAATAGCCACATCAATGAACGTGTATGGGCAAGGGAGTTGACGAAGTGACCTTTGAAGAACTAGAGCAGCGTGTAGCTGAATGGCATGACGACCGCAACCTAATCCTAGGCAGCAGCGACGCAGCACAAATGCACAAGCTGCTAGAGGAAGTGCATGAGCTGGACCAAGATGTCCATGATGGCTTTGACTTGCGGGATGAACTAGGCGACTGCTTGGTGGTGTTGATTAACATTGCAACGCGTAACGGGTTTACGCTGAAGCAGGCGCTAACGGTCAGCTACAATAAGATTAAGGACCGCAAAGGGCAGATGCGCCACGGCATCTTCGTGAAGGAGGAGGACTTGTAGGGAAGCGTAGCGCCCGCTACACGTTATCCGTAGCGGGCGCCTTGCTTTACTCTTCGCTTTCGCTGTCCAACTTCTCAGATATACCGCGATAGAACGGACCAATCAGAGGCATGGCGCCAAGCGTTTTGTCTGGAATGATTTCACCTTTGGTAAACAAATTAGACAAGTCTTTACCAACACCTTCTGCGACAGGCACAACGGGCACAAAGTTAGACGTGATCTGCTCCACTGGATTTTGCTGGAACAAGTGCGCAGCGTACTGATTACCACCAAATGCACCAAGCGTCGGGATAGACATCATTTGATAGAACGCAAGAGCCGGCACGTTGCCATAGTCAGGGGACTCTAGCTTGGCAAGCTGACGCGTTTCGTTCACAACGCCGTAGCCGCCGCCAGAGATCAAGAAATAAGCCAGCATGTCCTTAACTGCTTCCTTCTTGTTACCCCGCTTCAGCTCCCCACCAACACGCTTACGAATAAGCTGTAGCTGCGTCATGGCGAAGCCCTTCAGCATGTACAGGATGCGTGCGTTAGGAACACTAAGCTGGGTTAGCGAGCTGCTGGCGGCGCTAATAGGCTGCAAGTCAGCTAGGTTTAGAGCAGCAAGCTGCTTAACCAACTCGTTGCTGGTGTCCTTGTTCTTAAGCGCTGCTTCAAGCTCGTTAAGCTCCGCTGTGTCAAACGTATTGCGCCACTTACTGCGCCACTGCGCGGGGCTAGATGATAGCTGCTTGAACTCCTTGCCCAAAGCAGCAGACATAATCTTACCTTTCGTCCAGCCGTCCATAGCTCTAAAGCCAGAGGCACGCATAGCAAAGTCTACAAGCTTTTGAGAACGAGATGCTGCCCAGTCTGCCAAAGCGGTTTCAGTAAAGGAGCCGTCAGCTTTCTTAGCACCATTCACAATCTCGCTGTGAACCTGCTGCGCAATACCCACATCTTCAACGCTGATGTCAAAACCGTTCTTACGTGCCAGAGCCTCAAAAGTTTCGCGGCGTCCGTTCGCCCAGGCACTGTTAAACAAATCATGGAACTGCAGCGCTGCACCGTAGGGGTTACCAATAGCGGACGCATAGCCTACGTTACGCAGCGCCTGCAGCTCTTTAGCCATACCGCGCTGGCTGCCCCACACCACTTGATTGTAAATCTCAACAGCGTTGCCTACAGCTTCGTCGCTATAGCCAGCAGACTTGAGCTTTGCACGGAGCTGATTACCAAAGAAGCCGCCGCGTGCTACCTCAGCCAGCTCTTCTTCAGTGCGTGCGCCACGCAGCCCAAGCACCTTGTTCATTTCGTTTAGCTGGGCGTGAGAGCGCATCCAATAATGGTGAGAGTCAATTGGGTTCATTACCGGGGCTTCCATGCCCGCCTTGGATAGCCCAGTGCCGTCAGCGTTCAAGCGCGCTACCTTCATCTTTTCCTTGGCGCTCACGTCAGCGGTAGACAAACGCGCAGCCTGTTCGCTTGCTTTACGCTCTGCTTCAAGAGAGCGCGTAGCCAAATCTCGTTTGCTATCAGAATCAGCAGCAATGGACATATAGCCACGAGTACGCTTGACGCTTTGAGTACCTTGAGCAATGTCGTTAAGCAGAGCTTCTTGCTCTTTGATAAAGCGACGATAGCTGTTAAACAAATTGTTATCGTTAAGCTCTCGCTTTACAGTGCGCAAAGCAACAGCACGCTGCTTAGGTGCAAGATTAGGGTTTGCGTAGTCGGCCATTGCAGCTTTGAGCTGATTGTTGCCTTCAACAACATCGCGCAACTCAAACATTTTGTTTCGCGTAAACAGATCGTCTACTTTGTTAATAACACGCTGTCCGTTAATTGAACCCCTGTGGATACGTGCGCCGTATTGAGCGCTTACTTTGTCTGAAGCATAGTCTTTAGTAGGCTTAAACAAACGATCAAACTTGTCTTTAACTTCATCAAATGCTGGACGTAAAGACGTCATCATTTCGCCAGTAACATCGCTAAGCTGGTGTATAGTGTCGCGTCCCGCTTTTGCAAGAGAAGGTGATACAGCTTCAGTAGCTTTAAAGGCCACCTCACCAATATCATCTGCTACTTCTTTGGTCTTAATAGCCGTGGACTTAGCCGCAGTGTTTAAGCGATTCACTACACCGCTAGACAGCTCACCAATAGTACGGCTTTCCGGTGACGTACCGCGCACTAGCGACCCACCAACAGCCCCAGCGGCCCCGCCCAGGCCAGCAATCAACGCATCCTGCATGGTCATTGCGTCAATGCGCTGGCCGATGTCTCCTTCCTTTTCGTTGAGTGCGTACGTACCGCCCTCTACGGCGCCCACAGCGGCCCCTGCAAGGGCGTTAGAGGCACGGGTAGTGCCTGCCTTGCCTGCTGCCGCTGCGGCCTTGCTAGCGCCCATGAGGGCCGCCTTACCGGTAGCCATACCAGTAGGCAGACCAGCCGCAACTTCAAGCCCAAGAGCAAGCTTAGGATTCTGCTGCTCAAAACGCTTCTCAACGTCACGCTGTTGGGCCACAATGTTTTCATAGGCACGCGAGAAGTCCCCGCCATACAGCGACGCCTCCTCACCAAACAAACCAGCCACGCCTACATCAATACCAGCACGCATAGCAGCAGCCGCTTCGTCGCCAAAGCCAAGAAGCAGGCCGTCAAGAATCTTAGTGCCTGCGCCTTGGATGTCCTCAGCGGTAGTCGTAAGGTCTTGCTCTTGCATATTGAGCGCCGCTAGGGCACTCTCTTGGTCCGGCGCAGTAACCTTATACGTCCTACCGTCAGCGGTAATCTTGTATGTAGGCATTGTTACTCCGTAATTTCTTCGATGGTTACCGTCTTATCGCCTACGTTTACAGACTTAACGCCGCGTCCTTCATTGTAAGAATCAACAGCGTTCTTTGCCCAGCCCCAACTCTGCCAAATAGACTGGTCTTTCTTGCGCAACTCGCCAAGGATAATCTCTTTAACTTCTGCGGGGTTCTTTACGCCAGATGCGCGCACCAGAGCAGTGATGTCGCCAAGCGCTTCTTCGTCGCTAAGGATGTCATCAGCCAAGTCTTCAACGTCTTTGTCAAAGATGTCAAACCACTCAGACCCCTCACGCTTAAGTTGCCGCAGCACTCCAGGCACTAGGTCTTTCACTACGCCATCAGCAAGCGTCTTCTCGCGTTGTTCCGTGCGTACCTTAGCGGCTTCAGACTGCGCACGCTGGCGCAAAGCAATACGGCCACGCGGGGCATTAGACTTCCAAGTAGCAAGTTCACGATCAGACACACCAAGCTCTTTAGCCAGTGCCGTTTCTTCTTCCGTCCACTGCCCATTGTCTTGAATCTTACCGCCATACTCCGCCATCTTAGCTTTATATTCTTCTTGGCCCAAGTCGTACGCACGAACAACATCACCAAACCCTTGCGCTTCTAGTTGATTACGCACTTCGTCAAAACGCTCCGGGTTATTTGCAGCAGCCTCTAAGGCCATAACGCCTGCTTGACGCTGATTAGAGCGACGAATAGTTTCAAGATTTTCAACTTGCGTTTCGCGGGCATAAAAACCAGACTGCACTTCTTTGCCCATGTCCATCGTTTGCGTAGGGTCAAGGCCAAACTTAGTGGCTGCTTGGTTAGCTGCATTTTGTAACGTAGCCATGCGCTGTTGCTTTACTTCTTCAGGCATAGAAGGATCGTTCATAGTAGCCTTCATTGCTTCTTGAATCTTAACAATAGCGGCTTGCCCTTGTTGAGCGCGTTGTGCTTTTTGCTCTTTATCTACTACAATAGCGCGGTTTGCAAACGCTTTTTGCTGAGCAGTGTCACCAACGCGTCCAAAAAAATCAGCTTGTCGTTGCAAAGACATAGGGTCAGACACATCAACATTAGGGCGAAACGCAGTCATAATAGGCCGCATAAGCCCAGCACCGGCCCCGCCCATGCCGCCAATAGCGCCTCCAATCTGCGACAACATTCCGCCAAGGTTGGCGCTTACGTCTTGTCCTGCCATGATGCCGCTCCTTAGATTCCCAGAAGGCCCTTAAGCTCATCCCAAATGCTAGTACCGGGAGCCGTGCCGGCGCCGGCAGCGCTAAGAGCCGCCATGCCCGAACCAAACAAGTTGCCGAACAGCTCGCTCGCTGCCTTCTCGGCATTGATGCGTGCTTGAATACCGCCAAGGCCAAGCTGTGCGCCGTAGCCGGTGCCGGTAAGCTGGCCGGTTTGTGCCATGTTGGCTGCCTGCTGCGCCACCTGCAGCGCATTGAGCTGTTGCTGAATGGGCGTGAAGGCTGTCGTGTAGCCCTGCAGGCCAAGCTGACCAGCAACGTTAGCTGCTTGCGTCTGCGTCTGTGCTTCTTGCTGCGCCTGCTGCATAGCCTGGAAGGCCGCTGCGTTAGACGCTTCAGCGCGTGCGCGGGCCATAGCGGCATCTTCAGCGGTGCCACCAAACTGTGCGCCGCGTAGTCCACCACGGCCCATAGCAAACTCACGGGCTTGCTGTGCGGCCTGTGCGCGCTGCAGTCCCGGCTCTTGCATAGCCATAGCGCGTTCAAAGATAGCTTGCTCACGTGCCGCAGGAGGTTGCATTACTTGCCCTAGGGCCGCCTGAGCGCCCCCATAGAGCTGCTGACCGCCTTGCATCAAACCCGCTTGGGGACCTACGCCTACGTCTAAACTGCCCGTAGGAGCCACCGTAGAGCGTCCTAGACCCGTCTGTACGCCATAGCCACGGAAAGCTGATTGGTCTTGTAGCTGTTGACCAAGCTGCTGCATCTGTTGTGCGCCAGTACGGCCAGTCTGCCGAATATCTTCAGCCATTTGGTAGCCAGCAGCAGCGCTACCGGCACCTGCCAGCAAATCAAAAAGGCTCATTTAGATAATCCTCCCAATAAGGGTCTGTACGTTAATCTCTTGAAGGCTACACGTATTGCCGTTTACTTCAGTACGGAATCCAATAATCACAGACTCACCGCTCCCTTTAGCGTTTACACGATAGCGGCGAATAGTCGTAAGGCCGGGGCCGTATTCGTCGTCTTGGTTAAAGTACGCTACGTTGTATAGCGCTGGGGCCTGAGCCGTAATCGTTAGCGCTTTAGTGTAGTCAAGGCGCCCGCTATAGCCCCACCCTGCGTACGCTTGAGCGTCCGTTAGCGTAGACACAACGGTAAAGTCAATCTGTTTAATAAACTTAAAGTTAGCGGGCTGACCAAACGTAAACGAATTAGACTCATACTTAAACTCAAACGGCTGGTTGTTGTAGTTCAAGCCGTCTTCGTATAGCAGACAGCCGTAGCCGCTTGCGCTGCTTGCTAGCAACACGCGGGCTTCGCCGTCAATCTCGTAGTACATGGCGCGCTCCCAGACCGTGTTGGTCCAGCGCGTCACCTTGTTGCCACCCGTTACGCTAGGCGCTCGCATTTCAATCGCAAAGGCTTGCAAGTCGTTACTAAAGTTAACAACCGTTAGGTTTTCATCAGGCCAGTACGATAGCGAAATAGTGGTCTTGTCTGCCGTAAGCGCAATGATGTCCGTGATGTCACGGCGTACGTTAGAGGTTAGGTCGTTAAGCGGCGCAGACTTTTCTTGGATGGTGCGGCCAATAGAACGCACACCAGAGTCGTCTACAAACAATACGTCAGAGCCAATGTTAGCAATGGCGTCACGGTTTACACAGCCAATACCGCTAATGGTATCAGCCAGCACAATGCCTTCAGTGCCCGCAGGATCGCCGCTAGCAGCGTTGTTGTACACCAAGATAGACTGACGCCCCATGATGAACAGGGCGTTGTTATGAGCTACAATGCCTACAATACGGTCAGTGCCACGGGGCCAGTATTCGTTAATGTTAAGAATACCGCCAGTGTTTTGCGCATCGGCAGGCACAGCGCGCCCATCGTACCACTGCGTGGCAATGAGCAGGTCGCTGTAGTAAATCGTTTGGTAGTCGCCGTTAACGCCACTAACCCACAAACGCCCGTAAGCGGCTGCGGCTACGTCACCGTTAATGTTTGCCGCAATGGTACCGCTGTCGTCCTGTGGCTTAATGTAGTCTACGTCGTTAGTGCCTGTGAACAGCTTAACAATCGTGCTGCCGTCATACTCAAGGCACTCATTGCCTGCACTAAAAATGTACAGCTTGTCGTTAAAGCTAACAATCTTAGCGTCAGCCAAAGCGCTGTCGTTAATCAGCGTCGGATAGCTAATCTCGTCCAGCTCGTATACAGGACCAGAGCTGGTGGTAAGCTTGCAGATAAAGTAGTCGTCTTGCAGCAAAGAGCCGGAGGCGTTATACTGATACACACCAACCGTAGCCAGCACGTACGTAACGCCATTGATGTCGCCGTTGCCTAGGCGGTGCGTCTTAATCTGCGTGTCCGCCACGCCAACCGCTGCGCTATACGTTACGTTAACCGCAGTGGTAAACTCCGTCCAGGGCTTACGCGAGCCAATACGACCAAACTTATCCACAACAGCATTGTCGGCCACAACCGCAAAGCCGGGGTCTTGCTGAAGCGGAGAGTCTTCCGTATTCAGCCCTTGAAACCCCGGAGCGCTAACCGTAATGTTCTGTTGTTGCTGCGCCATTACACAGTCATCCAGACGTTATCGTAGTCGTTAAGAGCAGAGTCCCATGCGATAGCGTCGCTAAGGTACGTACCGGCTAGCGCAAACAACTCTGCTGCCGTTTGCCCGCCCACTTCGCCACGCTCGCGTGCTGCCATAGCTAGCGCTGCGTACACAACGGGCTTACCGGGTACAAGCAACACATCATTCTTAGCGCTTAGTTCTGCTTGACGCTTGAATCCATATACGGTGTAGCTGTATACGTTATCAGGTTTCGGGAATAGCTGTATTTGGATGTCGCCACTGGCATCGACGCCGTTGACTGCATAGTACTTAGGCTTATTGTTTGCTGGCGATGCGGCTTGTCGCTTACGGATATTCTGAAGCTGTTCTTGCTTAAGCTCCACTCCGTCATCCTTAATGATAGCCTCTATTTTACCATAATTTCCAGCATTTGTCAAGCTATACAGGTTGTCGTCTGCAGCGGTCGTTACGCTCCACTCGTAGCGCAGCGCATTCCAAGTGTGTGCATCTTCGACAAGCTGCTTAGCATCGTTTACTAACGCAGTAACCATTTCAGCTACGGGATCATCAAGACCCGTTACGTCCGTTACGGTGTCTTCACGTAACCGCTGCAATACTTGGTTTACAGCTTCCAAATACGTCATGATAACATTCCTCGGCCTTTGGCAATATAGTCAACAAAAGGCGCCATTGCTTTCTTTTGGTAAGGCGTTAGCGTCGTGTATTGAAACAAGTCAGTCCACTTCGGCTTGTATGCTCGCGCTTGCGCTTGCAGCGACATAAGCCCAGTGCCCAGCTCCGTGCCCATTTGGCCCAGCGCTTCGCCAATAGCTTGGTCACGTGCTTGCCCAGCCGCAGCGCCAGCTGCTACTTGCTCCAAGATGTTAGCCTCTGACGTGCCAAGCTGATCTAGCAGCTCTTGACGCGTCGTGCCCAAGTCGCCGGCTACTTGCTCAACGGCTTGGTTAATGGCTTCATCGCGGGCCATGCCGGCCTGCTCGTTGGCTGCTACTTGCTCCAGCACGCTAGCCTGGGCGTCTGCTACTTGCTGCTCAACGCTAGACTGCAACTCGCCAATGCGCCCGCTAAGAGTTTCTTCCGTAGCGCCAAGCTCTCCTAGCAGCTCTTCACGGGTTACGCCAAGCTCTTCCGACACCTTGTTAACAGCAGTCTCTAGCGCAGCGTCACGGTCCATACCGGCCTGCTCATTGGCTGCTACTTGGTCCAGTACGTTAGTCTGTACATCCGCCACTTGCTGCTCTAGCGTACCAATAGCGCCTTCAAGCCCTTCACGCGTCGTGCCCAAATCGCTAAGAATATCTTCAACGGCTACGCCAAGGTCTTCAGCAACTTTATTAACTGCTGTTTCTAAAGCTGCGTCACGCTCCATACCAGCCGCTTCGTTAGCAGCAACCTGCTCCAATACGTTAGACTCTACGTTTGTAACACGCTCTTCTAACGTACCAACAGCGCCTTCAAGCTCCGTACGATTAGTGCCCATCTGGCTTAGCAGGTCTTCAACGGCTACGCCTAGGCTGTCCGCCACACCTGCAATGGCTTCGTCTAGCGCTGCGTCACGCTCCATGCCAGCAGCTTCATTAGCTGCCACTTGGTCTAGGATAGCTTGACGGCCCTCTTCGCCAGCAACGCGTACGTTCTCAACGTCTACGTTAACACTTTCTTGTAGGTCGCCAAGGTAGCCAAGCACGTCCATAAAGGACTGATCGGTTTGGGCCGCAACGTCCGCAACGGCCTGCTCTAGCGCATCCGCTCGCGTTTGACCTTCTGCTACGTATTCATCAAGGCGGTCGTTAACAGCACCAATCAACTCTTCATTGCGCGTAACGCCACCCTGCAAGCCTTCAATAGAACCCGTAATGCCTTCAAGCTGCGTGTTAACTTCCGTAAGGATTGCTTCTTGAGAAGTGCCCATTTCAGTCAGCAAGTCTTCGCGAGTGGTGTTGTTAGCTTCCGCAATGGCATCAATGGCTGCTTGCAGCGCATCAGTGCGCTCCATGCCTGCCGCTTCGTTAGCACGTACTTCATCAATAATTGCTTGACGTTCCGTAGCTGCCGTTTCACCTAGCGTTTCAATCTGACCTGCAAGCGTTTCTTCCGTAGCGCCTAGCTTTCCAAGAAGATCTTCACGGGTTGTATTGTTAGCCGCAGCAACGGCGTCAATGGCTTCTTGAAGCGCGTCGTCACGAGTCATACCAGCTTCTTCGTTAGCCGCTACTTGGTCTATAATAGCCTGACGCTCTTCAGCCGCTGCAGCTTGTCCTGCTTCTATTTCACCACGAAGCGTTTCGTCACGCACCGCAATGTCAGCCAAAATGTTCTCTTGCGTAGTGCCCAGCTCACCAAGCAGCTCTTCACGCGTCATGTCCATAGAGCTTGCAACAGAATCTACAGCATCTTGCACTGCTTGCGTGCTGCTTTGCCCTTCTTGACGGAACACATCAAGCTGCTCAAGAACGTTGTTAATAGTTTCTGAATAGCTTGGCGGCAGCACTGGCTCAAAGCCCTCAGGTGCTGTAGTGTCTTGCGTAATGTCTTCTGGTTGCGTAGGCGCTGCTGGTTGCTGTGCGCCTCCTGCTTGCGCTCCACCGCCGCCGCCGCTATCAACAGGTGTAGGCGTAAGCTCTACAGGAGGCGTTACAACAGGCGTAGGAATATCCGGCTCAAGCAAAGGAGGCTCGGTAATGTCTACTGGCAAAGAAGGCGCAGGGGCTGGCGTAGGTTGCTTAGGCGTATAGTCAGGGCGCGGAAGCACGTCAGCAAATACTTGTTCAACCACAGACGCAGGCTGTGCGTCAGGAGCTGGTTGGTTTTTACTGTTATCAAAAACTTCAGCAGTTTGTTTTGCTAAATTAGTAAGATTAGTTCCAGCCGACGCTTGCGCAGGGTTGGTTAAAAATGCACTGCTTAATGCACCTTTAATTGGGTCTTCGCCAGTTGCTGCTGCAAGGCCGCCGCCAAGAGCTGCTTGAGTAAGCGCAATGCCTCCGGCGCCCCCTAACGCAGTAACGCCTGTAGCGCTAGCAAGAGCGCCAGCTACAGCCGGAGCGGCAAACGGAATAGCAAACGAAGCTGCTACTTTAAGAATGTCTGCAGGGCTTAAATTAAACTTACGATAATCGCGTTTGCCAAACCACTGCTCTCTAAAAGCGGGGTCGTTTTGTAAACGCTCCATAGTATCATTAAACTGCGCAGTGCGCTGTGCAATTTCTTCTTCAGATGGAGCAATGCCAGTAGCCCGTGCATCTGCGTTTCTAGCTTGTTCTACAGCATCTTGCACCATTTGATCTTGATCGCGGTCGCCAGTATACTCCATTCCCAACGATGTAGCTACTTCAAAATCAGATAGGTCTGGCAAGCCAAGAGTGCCTGCAGATACAACGCCACCCGCTTTGCCCACTTCTGGACTAGTAGTTGCAACAGGCGCTGGCGCGGCTACAGTTGCTGGAGTAACGTTTTGCGCCGGAGCGGCATCTTGCGCCGGAGCAGCAGCAGGCGCTTGTGCTGGCATAGCGGCCACAGCTTCCGTAAGCGTTTGCGCCGGCTGTGCGTTCTGTGCAGCTACAGCATTTTGAATCTGCTGTGGCGTAATAGTAATGCCGTTAAAGCTTAAAGGAATGTTTAAGTTAAAGCCACCCATTAGTCTTCCTTGTCAAGATTAGAGGTGCGCTTAAGGTAAAAACGCAGCGCTGCCAAACCGGAACAAATACCAATAAGCGCAGCAATCATCTGCATCCACTCAGTGATAAGCGGAAGGTTGGCAGTAATGGCGCCAAGTACGGACGTAGCGGCTAGCTGGTCTGCAACCTTATGAGCATTGTCTTGTAGCTGTTGCATTAACGTGTAAGTCCTTTAGCTTTTTCGTAGCTGCGCAAACCGCCCAGGCCCAACATGCCTAGCAATACAGTCATTAGGCTGTCCATGTCGAAAGCGGGGAGGGGCGGAAGGAATACGTCAAGCCACGATGCAACAAACAAAACGACTGGAGCAAGGACGAAATGCCACGCTAGCGCAGCGCCGCACACCCAGCCAATAAACGGGCGCCAGCCGGCTACCCAAATGTTACGATGCTGCGCTTCTGCGCGGTTTACTTCAGCCTGCGCCATAGCCCGCTCTTGCGCATGTCGCTCCGCCATGGTAGCAATCTCGTGCGCAAGAACGGCCTTCTGGTCCTTGTCTTCAATGAACTTGTCTAGGAGTCCTGTGACGGGACCGATTAGTTGCTGTAACACTATTTGTCCCGCCCATTCCACAAGTCAAACAATACGCGGACTTTTTCTTTAACTGTCTCCAGCTCGCTGTGCATTTTGGCTAGCACAATAACCAAGCTGATAAAACCCGCGAACACCGGCCATAAGGAAACTAGAAGCTCTAGCTGATTAGGGCCGTCCATTGCTGTTAAGCATCGTCAGCGTTGCGGTTCTTGCCGAAGTTGCCGGCGAGGACGTTAAGCACGCGCAGCGCTACAGCGATAACCTTATCGTCCGCTTGCGTAGGCGTAAGGGCCGTGACAGCGGTCGCTGCGGTAACCAGTGCGGTGATGGCGGTTAGCCACGCAGGAAAGGCTTCGAAGAATGCGAAGAAAGTTTCCATGGTTTTTAGGCCTCGTTAGCGGCGATAACCGCCTCAATCGGCCCGAGGTCTTCGTCGGTCCAGAAGTCCTTTGCCACCATGATCTTCAGGTGTTCGACGTTGCGGGACACGGTGTCGGCCCAGTCGGCGTCATCCATGCCTTCCGGTTGACCGGCGTTCAACAGGTCCACGCTATCCATAGCGGCGCTGTAGTGCTGAGCGATCTGCTCGGGGGTTAGGTCGTCCATTTAGTTTGCCTCCAGTGCGGCCACCTTGGCCTCTAAGGTTTCAATGCGATCCATGGCCTCTTGCAGGGCTTTAACGGCCTTCATGTAGAGGATGGAGTATTTTACTGCTTTCGTCGTGGTCCCAAGGTCATTGTTCTCGGCGTCTCGGTCCACCAGCTCTTCAACCAAGCCGGGTGAAACCTCTTCGGCTTCCTGTGCAATCAATCCAAGTTGCAGAGGCCCCTCCGGCTCTTGCTTAAACCGGAACTTGCGAACGCGGAGGCTTTTAATGTCGTCCCATTGACTAGCGGCATCTATAACATCCTGCTTAAGCTTCAGGTCTGAAATAGTCCCATAAGTACCGTTGGCGTTGTAGATATTCCCAGACGTATGAATATAAATCTGAGTAGCACTTGCCGAATTAGAAAAGCCTCTAAAGTAATAATTGGCATTATTACTATTGTTGCAGTTGACGATAATCCCATCGCCGCTTGCGTTTTTGTTTGTTACATAAACCGCCAAATTAGCCGTATTGCTAGCTAATTCATGGTAGCTAGCTGAGTTACTTTGTGGGGTAGTATCCCCCCAGAGCTTAGAGAAGCCTCCATTAGTTATATGCTGGCGCGGATTCCCATCCCCATCCGACAGCACGATGTAGTTGTTTGAGGTGCGGATGTCGAGACCGCCGCCGCTTCCGCTAAAGCCGCCAATAATGGTGTTTTTGGAGCCGGTAGTCATTTCCCACCCAGCACCAAAACCTGTCCCTGTTGAGCCAATAAACGTGTTGCCTACACCAGTCGTTAAATTATACCCAGCAACGACCCCAACCAGCGTATTTGATGCGCCAGTCGTATTGCTAAACCCAGCCCCATAACCCACAGCCGTGTTGTTAGAGGCGGTGGTGTTATAGGGGAGCGCAGAGTCTCCAATGGCAGTGTTATAGCTACCTGTCGTGTTTGAAAGACCAGAAGCCCTACCAAGCCCAGCGTTGTGAATGCCGGAGGTATTTGCAGGGAAGCTGTTATAGCCAACTGCCGTATTGTTGACGCCGGTATTTGATGTTAAGGCCCGATAACCAACGGCAGTCAGGCTGTCGCCAGTGGTGTTCGCATAAAGAGCCTGATAACCAACAGCCGTGTTGTTAGAGGCGGTGGTGCTAAAGCGTAGAGCATTGCTGCCTAAAGCCGTGTTGTACGACCCCGTGCTATTTGTGAACAGGGACACATCACCGAGAGCGGCGTTGCCCGTGCCCGTAGTAGTTGCGTCTGCTGCCCTGTAACCGACAGCGGTATTACCCCCAGCGGTTGAAAGGCGAAGTGCTTGATAGCCAATTGCAGTAAGGTTCGTCCCCGTAACGTTTGTATACCCCGCCTGATACCCCACAGCAGTGTTATTAGAGGCGGTGGTGTTGTTGTAGAGGGCTTCTCGGCCCTGAGCTACGTTGTTAGCGCCGGTAGTGTTGTAAAAAAGCGCACGGTAACCATGAGCGATGCTGTTGGAGCCGGTGGTGTTGGTATAAAGGGCCTGATAGCCCTGAGCGACGTTATAGTTACCTTCGGTATTCGCAGTCAGTGCGCCGCTGCCCACCGCCGTATTGCGTACGCCCGTCGTTAGCGAGTCTAGGACCGTATCGCCTAAGGCGACGTTGTTGTTGGCGTCGAGGTCCCCATCCAGCTTGATCGTGCCGCCGTCGATGGAGACGTTGCCTGCTACGGTGAGGCCGTCAGTTACTGCGGTGCCGGTAACGTCGATGCCGGTGGCGGTGGTGGCGAGTTTTAAAGATGAGTTGTGATAAAATTCTTGCCCTGCATCAGCACGAAAACTTGCCGCTAATAATGTATCCGCAGAGTTCTTTACTCTGAAATAATTAGATGCAAGCAAGTTGATGCTACCAGTACCTTGGTCACTAATAATGCTATTAGACCCATCGTGATAAATCTGAAGGTCCGACCCAGCGCCGAAGATGGCCTTGTCGTTGTCGCCAAAGGTGATGTCCGCAGTGGTCGAGGCGCCTGCTAGGCTGACGCTTCCGGTAGCCGTAAGACCCGCAAAGGACGGAGAGTCCGTCGTGGCAACGCCTTGGTCTAGCGCCTTAACAGCCGCAATGTTCGTTAGCTCGCTGTCCATCAAAGCGCCAGCAGCCGTTACGTTCGTCGTATCGGTTACGTCTGCGCCAGCTTCAATGCCATCAAGCTTCGTGCCGTCAGCGGCTACGTCACGCCCATCAACCGTTCCGCCAACCGTAATGTTGCCGGTAGCGCTAACAGTCGTGAAGGATGCAGCAGCGGGCGTGGTGCCCCCAATGGTCGTTCCGTCAATGGCGCCGCCGTTGATGTCTGCGGTGGGAATGGTTACGGTGCCGGTAAAGGTAGGCGATGCGTTAGGCGCAGCGAGGCTAAACGCCGTCTGAATTGCGGTAAACTCTACGCTAAATTCAGAACCTTTAATAACCTTATCGGGGTCGTTTTGCGGAAGACTATCTTTAGCACCAAAGTTCGTAGTGGGCGTATATGTCACTGCCACTATGCTTCTCCTTTAATATTTGTTGCCTTTGATTTTATTTTCTTTGGCGGTTATAACTTGAAGGTTCCACGGGACGTGTAAACCACAAACGTTTGTACCAGCTAGCGGAACAATATGGTCCACATGGTAATCAACTTGTGTTGCTAAACTACAAACACTTCTTAGTCCGTAAATCTTTTTAATTTCTTTCCAGTGTTTTTGAGTTAGCCAAGGAGGTGTAGCATTTAACTTAACAGCCCTGCGCTTTGCGTCACGAGCATTACATTTATCTCTGTTGGCTTTAGACCATTTTTGTACAGCTTTATTACATTTTTCTCTATTTGCATTTCTATACTTAGCTGTAATTTCTTTACGCCTTTCTGGATTATCTTTGCGCCATTGCGCCGAACGCTGTCGTTCTTTCTCTGCGTTTTTAGCGTACCGCTTTCTATTTAGTTCGTTAATTTTATCTCTATTGCGCTTGCTGTATTCTTTAAGATAAGCAGTACAGCAAGCTTTGCAATCTGCCTGAAGACCGTCTTTGCTTCTGGCTCTTTTGCTAAATTCTGTTACGGGCTTAACGTCCCCGCAGACTCGACATTTTTTCATGTTGCTCTCCGCCAAGAGAAGCAGGGGTACTCAGCGTGGCGGCGCCTTTCCCCCTGCGGTTACTGCTTAGTTTACACAGTGCCGAAGAGCTTAACGCCTGCTTCACTGCGGTACGTCTCGACCCCGTACAAAGTGTCGGCAACCATAAGGTCTGCAAGGTACTCAGCCTTATATTGGGTCTGGACGCGAACGCCAAGCTGCTCCGCGAACACGATGGCGTCTTTGTGCATAAGCAGAGCGCCTTTCTCGTCCGTGTTTTCGGTGGGCAGGTTGGTGGACACGTACACGTCAACGCCGTACAGAGAGCCAATCTTGCCGGTCTCAACGGGCTTGCCGGTCACGAAGTCCGTGCTGACGTAGTTGGTCACGCCAAGCAGTTCCTTCTTCATAGCAGGCGGAATGACGAACACGCGGCTGTCCATCGGGACGTCGTTGTCGTCAAGGACCTGCAGAGCTTCGCGGAAGCCCAGGTCGGTGAAGCCAGCCGTTGCCGTACCAGCAGCCGTGGCCGTGCCGGCGCCGCTGCGGAACTCAAGCTGCGACGTAAAGTTAGCAGCCTCAGCAATCAGAGCGGTGTCAACGCGGGTGGCAAGAGCGTAGCCGGCGTCAGACGTGTAGAATTGGCGGAGGCTGTTCAGGGCCTGCACGTCCACAATGTCTTCAATCAGACGGCTGTACTCGTAGTGCTGGTCGATAGCGACCGTCAGCTCAGACTCGGTAGCAGCGATAAGGGTCACTTCCGTCTGCGCAGCTTTGACGCTGGCGCTGCCACGGGTGGGCTTCGGGATGTGAATCGTATCGCCTTTCTTACCGGTCATGCTCATGGAGCGGACGAGCGGCTTAACGACAAGGGACTTCTCGTATGCTGCAATGATTTCATCGGACCAAATCTCGGGGATGAAGGTAGCAGCGGTGGTTTTGGTTACGTGGTTAGATCCAAGTGCCATGATGTATTACTCCGTAAAGGTATGGGCCGTTACGGCAAATGCCGTTTCGGCTACTTAACACGGCCCTCAGCGTACGCACGCATAATCTCTGGTTGTAGCGCTTCGTATCGCTTTGGGTCACGGTTCATAAGTTCAATAATGTCACGGCGGCGGTAAATCTTTCTAGTCTTTGCACTATCGGGATTAGACCGTGCCGAGCCCGTAGAAGCTTTCCTGATTTCGTTCTGCTGCGCCACCTTCTCGACCTTTGCGGTTTGTGCTACGATGCCACGTCGTTCCTTGTACAGCGTCATTAGCTCATCTGCTGCAGCAAAGTCGTACGCTTTATCGGCGCGTTCAAACAGCTCTTGTCGAACCTGTGACTTACCAATCCACTCTTTGAATCCGGGGTCGGTTAGGACATCCTTCATGTCAGGGTGTGCAGCCTGCAGTTGTGCTAGCGCTTGAGACTTTGCCATTTCTGCCGCTACAGCCTGAGACTGCTTAAGCATGGGGTGGTTCTCAATAGCTCGCTTTACTGCTGCCTGCGGATCGGTAAAGAAGTCAATCTCGTCCGCTTCTTGTTCCGGTGCAGACTGGGACTGTTGCGCTGCGATAGACTGCTTAACCATTTCGTCAAAGGCTTTACGCAAGTCTCCGACTTCTTGGCTTTGCTGGCCTAGGCGTTGCTCCAGCTCCCTGTGCATCGTTGCAATCTCTGATGCACTTTTGCCCCTATACTTTTCTGGGAGGTCGTCGTCTTGTGGCTCTTCAGCTACCGGCTCCGGCTCTGCTTCCGCAATTTCTGCGGCTTGTTCCGTTGCCATTTCGTCAAGAGTTCCAAGCTCTTCGGTTGTCTCCACAGCGTTGTCGTCGGGTGCGTCTACTAATCGTGCCATTATTAAACTCCGGCCCTTACGGGTTATCAGATGGTTGTGGCTAAACGGGGCGTATGGCTATGCTTGTCCGTTCTTAAGGCCAGCCCTGATATGCTCTCGCTCCCACTTCATAGCGGCGCCGGGGAAACTCCCCGACACCCCTTCAAGCTTACAGCGTACTGGGCTGATGATGCGTTTGGCAGGGGCACCGCAGGCTCCGCACCGGAACGAGTCGCTATCCCTACCAAACACTTCGGTTACTTCTGCGCAGCTTTCACACTGCACGTCAAAGATTTTACGCATCTTCGTCTTCTGGCTCTTCCGCCTGCTGCTCTGCGGCAAGCACTGCGTTTTCCCAGCCAGCGATTTGTAGCAGCGCTTCCCAGCGGCCCTTAGCTTTCCAGAACTCGTTAGACGAGTCCACAGTGCCAAGGTTCATGGACTGCAAAGCTACATTGATTTCCTTTTGGAAATGCTTCCAGCCGTCCGTAATAAACATGCTACGGCAATCTTCAAAAAACTTCTTATCTTCACTACTCATCTACTTTCTCCTTAGTGGTGTTACGACGGGTGGTTGCTTGCGGAGCTGACAATAGCTTGTCAACTTTTTCCTCAATAGCATCTAAGCGCCTGAACACATCCTGAAGGTAGGAAGTAGTGTTCTTGACTAACTCATCAAACTTTGATTGTGTTACAAGTGACATGGTTGTCTCCGTGAGGCCAGTCGTTAAGGTTACTTCAAAGATAGACTATATTTTATCATATTTTGTAGCAAATGTCAAGCCCTATTTGGTACTCTTAGTACCGCTGCACTTCCAGCGCTTACGGCTGAGCCGTAGCGGGCTGTTAGGGTCTTTGGCTGCTTTGGGATGGCTTTTCATTTGACCAGCGCTGCGGGCGCAGTAAGCGTCGCCTTTGGACGTACCGGGGCGCACACGCGGCCCACCGCCCTTGGCCTGCCCTGCCTGCCCATACGACACTTTGCGCCCGCTAGCGGTAATCTTAACCTTCGCTTTGCCCTTAGCGGGCGTACGCTTAGTAGCCACGGCGCTTGCTCTTCATGGGCTTAGCGGCAGGCTTGGCACGCTTCATGCACTTACCAGCTTTCTTGCACTTAGCGGGGGACGGGCAGGATGCACAGGGTTTCATAATCAACTCCTATTTATGGGTAAGTAGTGATGCCGTACAGGGCCGGGAAGACAGGCGCCATGGGTTTCCAAATACCTTGCGCTGCGTCCCAAGCCAATATGTCGCCGTCATTAGGCGTAGCTGCCGATACGTTGCACAGCTCGTCAATGCGGCTAGTCGTAGTAGGTCGTACAAAGATGGTACCTTGCTGACCGTGAGAGCGCGTAACGGCAGCAACTAGCACAGAGCATGCGGGCTTAGCGGGCTCTACGTTAGTGAGCGCTCCGGGCGTAGTGGCCGACAGCCACAGCAAGTCGCCTTCGTTAAACGCTAGCGTGTCTAGCTCCCGCACCTTACCAAAAGACGTTACGTACCCAAACTCATTATTAGCAAAGTCTTGCGTAGCAACACCGATAACCCACTCTTGCTTAAAGCCCGGAACAGTTATGTCAGCCTTTTGGATAAGCAAGTGGTTGCCTTGTGCGCCAGCAAACATAACGACTTCGCCATTGCTAATAGCTTCAGAGGCTTTGGCGTAGAACAGCTCTTCTTGCCCAAGCTGCAGCGTTACGTCTTCGTTAAGCGGAAAGTCGATGGTGCCGTCAACAACATTCCAAGACGTAGGGCCCGCAGAGCCCGGAACATAAAGCGATGTGGCTTCTGTTATTGCATTCGTAACGCTGCCCTGCGACTGGCCTAGAATGTACGTATTGCCCTGAGCCTCCACAGAAAGCCCGCTGAGCGGTCCTACGTCTATCTCCGTACCATCCGTAAGGGTAAAGACTAACGAGCCGTCAGCGGCCACATAAGCGCTCTCAACGCCTATACCGTCCTGGCCGTCAGCGCCAGCCTTTCCGACAGGGCCTTGAGGGCCTTCAGGGCCTTGCGGTCCTTGTGGGCCTTGCGGTCCTTGTGGGCCGATTGGTCCTTGTTTCCCTTGTGGGCCGGCAGGACCGGCAGCGCCTTGTACACCGCGCGGT